TCATGGACACCAATGTCCCACATTCGGAACCAATCGGGTTCACAGTGGGACAAAATGTCAGGACAGTCTAGTGGACACAACGCGCCGAGGGAATCAAGATAGGACTCGATTCGCAACTGGGCCGCAACTGTAAGTCCGAACTCTCGTTCAACGACCAGCCTGCTCCGCCAGTCCACGATGGTACGCAACGAGCGCGCCACCGTGCGGTCAATCTGGAGCTGCCGGGTCCACCACAACTGAGTATCATCGTACCGAACGTCCGCACCCATGGTGACTCGGATTCCATAGTCAGCCAAGGAGCGCACGACGGGACAGCCAGGGGCTTCACACAGCAACGACATGGCCTTGCCACGAAGCAGAGCCAGGTGTTTTCGTGGATCATTACGAGTAGTGCTGGATGACCACCCGAAGTCCGCCACGGCNTCCATTGGATCAATGAGGTTGTCTCCAACATCGGGGTGGCTGACGAGACCACAAAATGAGCTTTCAGACATCGACGCACGCACCTGCATCTTCACTTCGAAGCCGCAGCGGGCGAAATCTCGATCGTCAGGCACTCCACGGCCGTCAGGTTTCAGTACGATCTGCGCCAGACCGTCATCGCCTTCGACAGTGATGAAGTAACTGCCAGGATGGTAACCTTTTTTGTGTAGCAAGTAGGTGGCAAGACAGAGGTTTGTCCATCCATTTCCGACGGAGGTCACCATGTCTCCGCTCATGCGGCGACCATGGACGTACACATCAAAGCCACGATAGGAGATGCGGTTCAATCCTGTAAGCGTAGCCTTAATGGTGCGAAGCACCTCTTCACGTTCGGGGAGATTCTTAAGCATGTATGAATAGAGCTGCATCTCGCACAGGTCGATCACGTCAGGGGTCATGTGGGCCTCGAAGGCTGTGTGATCGGTCTCCAAGACACACGCCCCGTTCAATGTCTGCGCGTGCAGATATCGCGGACGGTCACAGACAGGGATGTGTTTGATGAAGCACTTAACCCCAGGCATCAGCTCAATATCGTAGACGGCCTGCTCGATGACCGACGAGATAGGGCCGAGAAACGATTTGAATTCATCGCCTCGCACATTCAGACCACGGTGGTGCTTGAAGGTGCGGTACTTCTCCCGCTTCATGCGCCCTTTGAGTCGTCGAAAGGGCATTGCAGAACCGCGCTCTTCATATCTCTGACGCGCGGCATCATACTGCATTATGCGGGAATTGCTGTAGCCGACGTCATGTAGGTGTTGTCGAAACCTGGCGTACGTGACATCAACGTCGTGCTCCAGAGGAACAAGAAAGTGTCGGCACATGTATCTGACGTGGTCACGAAGTTCACTCTTCGAGACCAAACTGGCTTCGTCGATTTCAGGATTGACACATTGGACTGAACTGCCGGCAAAAGTCCGTTCATTTGGCACATCTCTCAGGAACCTGTGGCACACGCCCAAGATGTTGCTCGGAACATGGTCCACATCAGGAAACGGCAGGCACACTCCCGGCACATGGCACCCCAGTGAACACAGCTGAGGCTGCGATNGCGGAAGTAGTGTGGTTTGGTGTATTACTATCAATGGTGAACCCCAGGCCTGCAACTTCGGGTTGTAGCGAGGTATCATATGTAGCAATTGGGCCCTGGAGAAAGGTCTCCCGGGCGGGTCACGGACAACGACCGCGGAACAACGGGACTGTTTCAGTCCCAATTCCGAAGATCGATACCCGTAACACACCAATCCACGTGAGCGCGTCTGCCTTAGTGCCCCCCCAGTTCGGGGGCACTCTTCATCAACTCATCGCGCATGTACTGTGCGTAATCGGCAGCAGCGAGCGCGGTGTAGTGGAGCACACTCGGATCAGATGCATCCCAAGCCGCCGATACGAGGCGCGACAGGTAGTCCACATTGGATCGATAGTCGGAGAAAGGCTTCTTGAACATAAGGTCCTGGAGGGCGGTCTTATTGATATGTACAACGCGCCGCCGAGCAAACGTCCTGACGCCGACTAGCCTCACAAGGACACCCAACAATGGGAAGGCCACAAGGGCGAGGAGAAAAGAGATAGTGATGACCGTGCCATAGAAATAGCCACATTTGTGCACACGGGACAACACCTTGGGGACATTGACGTACGACCGCCCGATGTGGTAAACGTCAGGAGAGGCTGGAAAGGATGTCTCATTCATGCCTGGAGTGCTCGACCCAAACTTCTGGATATTGGAAGCAACCACGGACTCAAGCAGCGCACCCAACAGTAGCAGGGGGATATAAGCCAGAAGGGCCAGTCCACAAAAGACGGCAGCTGTCGCCAAGAGATTACGGTACCGATTGTTGTGACTGTAGAGTATCGCCTCGATCGTATGAGGACGATTCTCGCAAATGGGGGTTGCACGGAACGATAGAGGCCGCGTGTCAGGATAGATGCACGCACGGCCAGTTTCGACGGCCGGTACACCACCAACCTCCTTGGTAGTTATCACCCAAGAACGCAGCGGAACCGCCATGGGAAGACAACAGTACTTGCTCCCCCGGAACCGCGTACTCACCCGAAAAGTCGAGCAAATCTCAGGTTGAGGCATGAAGTTGGCGAGGGGGAGCACCATGGGGTCACCCGTCTGTGACACAACGCACTGACGCCCTCCGTGGAAGGGACGTGTTACATGCGGCGCAAGTGAGGGAGCCTCGTAGTCAGCCGAAAGGGACTCCCTAATAATGTGATCAGCTATGAAGCGCTGCAAAGGTACTGGAGCCGGAGCGACGGGCTCAGCCGCCGCATCGGCGGGAGGTGGAGGAGCGACGGGTGGCGCCGCCGGATCCGCCACGGAAGGGAGCACTGGTGCCGGAACCATCACAGAGGGACCATGCTGCTCAAAGTCCGCCTCCGTCTTCACGGGCCATGGACAATCGTCGTCATTCCTGCGCGGCCTACCACGACGGACATCAAGAGGGGGATAGTCCCTATCGTAATCGCTCTGCGCATCTTCATGACCACGCCTCATGTCCTCGGCGCGCTGAATTCCCGCACGCGTGCGCTGTTGTCGCCGCGCTTGTCGATTGACGCCGGGCGGTTTGCCCACCTTGGGACGTCGGTGGGGAGGCCCAGGATTGGGCTCAATTCCGGAGCGCAGCAGCATGGACTCCACAAAAGCGCGGGTACGTGCGCTAATTAGACGAGGTTGGCGGAGTGTACGACCCAGAATGCCCAAACACCGAAAATACGAACGTTCATACCGCAGGTCAGTAATGAACTGTCGGAGCAGGGTGAGCAACACTGTCACGTTCACTACCTCCTGCTGGTTCCTACATTCAGCAACAATGATGGTGGCATGCCTGGACTCCATGAAGGCGATGGCACGATGTGCGTAACGAAGGGCACGTGAAATATTCGGTACGAAGTTGTATGGAGAATTTGGCTCCCGTGGTCTGACCATGACCGGTATGCCATCAATATCGATGGCGTTGGGATTCACGGGGGGAGGGTCGACGTTGATCTCAGGGCCATCGTCAACAGGACCCGGATTGGTCTCGATGCCGACCAATGATGGCTTGCGGTGCCTGTACCGGGCCATCAGCAACGGGGTCATCACGTACATTCTCCTTCCGTAGCCGGCACGGAATTTCTCGGTACGAACAGACGTGTATAGAAGCTGCGCGCGGGAACGAGTCATTGGTCT